ACTGAAAGGCTGGTGGGAGAAGTTCGGCAAGGCCATGGAGGACAACGAACTGACCGAGGCGGAACGGAACGCGCTGACCGAAGAGTACATGCAGTATATGGATGAAGCCCTTGCCCTGCGTGACAACCTGGCGGCAGCCACCGGTTATGACAAGACGCAGCAGGGTGGTACGAGCCAAAGTGCGAAAGCGGGCGGCTTTACGGCCATGACGCAGGATCAGGGTACGAAGCTGGAGGGCATGTTCACCGGCGGGCTGCAGCACTGGAGCAGCATGGACGACCGGCTGGAAAGCGTGTCGGAGAAGATGGACACGGCCGAAGGCCACCTGGCCCGGATAGCCGAGAACACCGGTGTGAGTGCCGGACACCTGGGCGAACTGAAGGAAGTGATAAAGAAAATGATACGTGACGGACTAAAAGTGAAGTGATATGGGCAATATACTGAGCGGACTGGTGCTGGTGAACGGCACGGACATCTGGACGGAATACGGCGTGTTCCTGGTGGAAGACCGGCGCGGGGGCATGGAGAACCTGACGGCCATCCTGACCCCGAGCAAGGCCAAGAAGGATACCGCCGTGTCCATCCGGGAAGAGCACGGGGAGAAATACAGCGCCGTGCTCACCCCACGGAATGAAGCGCGGGACGTGACGCTGCACTTTGCCCTTTACAGTAAGACCAAGGCAGGCTGGATGAAACAGTACTTTGCCTTTGTGAATTTTCTGAAACAAGGGAAGGACGGCTGGCTGGACATCCGTTTTCCCCAACTTGATCTGACACTGCGTGTGAAGTATGCCGACTGCACGAAGTTTACCCCGCTGACCTACCTGTGGACGGAAGGCGTGCATGCCAGCAAATTTAAGGTAAAGTTCCGGGAACCGAACCCGATTATATAACCATTCAAACGCTATTGGAATATGCTTCTAACGATATATGACAAAGCCGGAACCAAGCGTGCGGGCGTGGCTGTGAACGACAGCTCGACGCAAAGCAAGGAAGTGCAGGGAGAGAATGTGCTTTCCCTGTCGTTCAGCTATTATGCCTTCGTGCCCCTGGACGTGAACGACTACACGGACTATCTGGGTGAACGGTACTGGCTGACGGAACGCTACACGCCGAAGCAGGTGAGCGAGGGTGAATGGGAGTATAACCTGAAGCTGTACGGCATCGAGAGCCTTATCAAACGTTTCTTGGTGCTGGAGACCACCGACGGTGACACCAACCCCCTGTTCACGCTGACCGCCACGCCCCGTGACCATGTGGCGATGGTGGTGAAGGCCATCAATGACGGCATGGGTAACATTACCGACTGGAAGGTGGGGCAGGTGGACGGTACCGATCTTATCGTGATCGACTATGAGGGCATGTACTGCGACCAGGCTCTGAAGGAGATCGCCGGCAAGGTGGGAGGCAAGGCCGAATGGTGGGTCGAGGGGCAGACGGTGAACGTGTGCCGTTGCGAGCACGGCGAGGAGATCACGTTGGGATACGGCAAGGGGCTGATCTCCCTGGAGCGGGATACGAGCAATACGGAGAAGTTCTATACGCGCCTTTTCCCGATCGGGAGCAGCCGGAACATCGACGCGGAGAAATACGGCAGCCCCCGTCTGATGCTCCCCGGAAAAAAGAAGTACGTGGAGGTGGGCGTGGACGAGTACGGTATCTATGACCATTACGAGCAGGCCGCCTTCAGCGGTATCTATCCCCGGCGAGTGGGCACGGTAAGCAGTGTGCGCAGTGAGGAGGTAAAGGACGAGGAAGGGAAGACCTTTACCGTCTATTACTTCAAGGACGGAGGGCTGGATTTCGATCCTAACGATTACGAGCTGGCCGGTGAGACGAAACGCGTCTCCTTCCAGAGCGGCGACCTTTCCGGGCTGGGGGAGGGGGACGACCATTATTTCGAGGTGAACTTCGACAGCGCCACCCGTGAGTTCGAGATCATCACGATCTGGCCTTACGGCGACGACACGCAGCTTCCGGGCGGCAAGCTCGTTCCGAAGGCAGGGGATACCTATATCCTTTGGAACGTCCGGATGCCGGATGAATATTACCCTCTGGCAGAGGAGGAATTCCGGAAAGCCGTCGATGACTATAATAAGGAATATTGGCTGGACATCGCCTCTTACAAGGCTCCGACCGATCACGTATGGATCGAGGAGCAGGGAGTCGATTTGTTTGTCGGCCGGCGTGTGCGCTTGGAGAGTGCCGAGTATTTCCCCAAGGACGGCTACCGCAGGAGCCGCATTACGAAGATCACCCGTAAGGTAAACCTTCCCGGGGAGATGGACCTGGAGATCAGCGACGCCCTGCAGGTGTCCAAGTTTGACAGGGTAAACGACAGCATCGTGGAACTGAAAAGTTATACGAAGGATAAGGTCGGTAGCGCGGCCCTTCCCGATATTATCCGGAGCTTCGATAATACGCTGCCGACCGATAACAATCTTTACTCGGCAAAAAGAAGTCAAAGGGAATTCCTGAGCAAACACCGTCGGGATACCGCGGCCGAGGTGATCGGTTTTCTGAAAGGGGCTTGTTTTGGGGATTACAAGGCCGGTGAATCCGGAGGTAATGTTGATGGCGAAGGTAATGCCGAGTTTCTGACGGCTGTTATCCGGGAATTGCTCCGCAGTACCCGTTTCGTAGACGGCATGTTCGGCGAGGGCTGGCAGCTATGGATAGATAAAATAACGGGACTCAGTAACCTAACAATAGACAAGGCGACCATCCGGCAGACGTTGGTAGCCCTGGAACTGCTCATAGAAACGGTTCGCAGTGTAAGAGGTCAGCTGGTTGTTTCCGCCGCCAACGGCAAGATCAAGACCGTGACCAGGGAGGGCAACAATTACCGCATCATCTTTGAGCAGGAGAACACGTTCGTGGCGCATGACCTGATGCGCTGTGCCGTTTTTACGGGGGCGGAGATTCGGGGTTACTGGGTGGAAGTGTCGGAAGGCGACACGGAAGGGATAACGGTACCCCAGAGGGAGTTTGGCGGGATGGAACCGAAGGCGGGTGATGAGTGCGTGTTGATGGGTAACACGGAAAACCCGCTCCGGCAGAACCTGATCAGCATATCGGCCACCGAGGACGGGCAGCCACGTGTTGACATACTGGATGGCGTGAATGCGAAAAACTTCAACGGCTGTTTGCGCTGCCGGGTGGGTAATCTTGACGGTATCAAGGACAGCGCTTTCCCGGCGAATAACCAGCCGCACGGGAACGGTCTCTATGGCGACAACGTATATCTGAAAGGTACGTTCGTCCTCATGACCGGCGAGGATATCCTGACGAAATTTGAAATTACGGAGGGTAAGATACAATCAGCCGTGGAGGGTCTGCGTGACGAGGTGAGGGAGGAGCAGAGCTTTTTCGACAACACCACGTTTACCGAGGGGATGAGTAAATGGATCAGCGGGTATAAAGCGGCGTTCCTGACTTTCGGCGGCAAGTGGATACTGGCAAGCAATAAATTGTTGTCGTCGAGTGAAAATGGCAACGTGGAGGTCGTAAAGACCGGCAAGGTTCCTTACGTCAGGATAACGAACAGCTATATCATGCAAAAGAACGGGGATTTTCGCACGATCCCCGATTTCAAGGAGTTGAACGGGGACGGGCTTCGTATTCCGGGCTATGTCTACCTGTCCTTCCATTACAAGGTGATCGAAGCCGGGCACCTGCGTATCGAGTTTGTCAATTCCAACAAGAGCGGATTCGAGAATTTCAACATGTTCGCTTACGACGGTGATTTGTCGGTCGGCGGGGAGAAGGTATTCAACCATTCCGGGCTGTGGAATGGCACGGGTGACTTCAAGCTGTCGTTCACGGGTGTCATCCAAGTTTCCTTATTGGTGTTCTCAACCGATCGCACGGATGCCCTGGCATACAAGTATGCCACGTTCTTCGACCAGTCAGAGAAGATGATCCGAATCGCTGCGGCGAATTTCGATTCGAACGGGAATGTGCTGGAGGCATCCTCCATCATCACGACGGCCAAATACAACAGACTGATTTCCGTGTATTTTGATGAGAACGGGGAACTTCGGAATAAATCGGGGTTGGTGACCACTGCCAATTTCTCCAAGCTGTTCGCCGAGGGGGTTACAAGCAACGGACTCGTGAAGAAGGCGGAACTGAACGTCTATGTCACCAAGGATGAGTTCGGCGATCTTGTTTCCGGTGTCACCATTAAAGCCGACCAAATCAAACTGGAGGGGCTTGTTACGGCTAACAGCTATTTCAAGGTCCTCACGGACGGGAGCATCGAAACCCGGAACGCCAACATCAGCGGTACTGTCAAGGCCGATAAAGGCAAGATAGGCGGCTTTACCATCGATTCCGGCCGTTTGTATTGGAAAAGCCGCGATTATTTCGGTAACGATTCCCGGAGCTTGAAACTGGGAGTCTCACAAACTGATACTGACGGCATCGTGGATGTGGCGTTTAATGCGGCTACGCAAGGACGGTTTGGTATTAAAGCAGTAGGCTCCAATATGGGTGGGGCTGCCATATACGCATCGACAGGATCTTTGATTTACCCGGCATCCGGCATGACTTATGCCGCTTTCTTCGTAGGTGGAGTGGATGTAAGAGATACCAATACGGGACTGGTGAGTGATGCTTGCGCGTCAAAAAAGTTCAGATACGTAGTGAAACGAAACTCAAATGGGACATACGAGTATAATGAGGGCGTGGACTGGGGCAATGGAGCTGCTCAGAATCCCGACCTTGACAAGATACGCCTTATCGTGAGGGGTGGTATCATTGTCGGCTATACAGGAGAATAAACATTTAAAACAAAAAAAATATGAAAGTGGACTTAAACAGAAAATTCAGGGGATTCGACGGAAACGAGCTCGGCGGTGACAACATCGCCACCGCCGTGGCGGAAGCCCTGTTCAATTACGGCAAGGACAATCCCGTGGGACGTGACGATAAGTTCAGGGCTTACGTCCTGTGTCAGCGTATCATTCAAAACGAGGGCAAGCTGGAGATTACCACCGAGGAAGGCACGCTCATCAAGGAGGTGTGCGGGGAGTGCCTGACTGCCGGCGGTTACGGTCAGGTTTATGAACTGATAGAGGGAGGGGTTTGATATGGCACTGACAGAATCGGATATCGCCCAGGTCCTGGAGGCGGTCAAGGCGGAATCGAAGAGTGTAGAGTCTTTGGAAACCGTGGGTTCGTTGAGCGGGGTCAAATCCCTGCCGGGACAGAAAGGTGACAAGCTGGTGAACGTCCCGATCACCTTACTGAGCAAGCCGGCCGATGACGCGGCGGCAAGAGCCATCGCGGCTGCCGAAAGGGTGGAGGAACTGGCCCCGGAAATGGAAGCGGCCACCCGGGAGACAGAGAAGGCCATTCAGACGGCGGGCGAATCGGCAGCAAAGGCGGAGGCGGCCGCGAAGAAGGCCGAGGATGCGATAGCCCAAGGCTACAAACATAAGGAGATGAGTGAGGAGGAGTTTGAAAGTCTCCCGGAAAAGGACGGCAAGACCATTTACCTGATTTACGAGGAGGAATAGGTATGATAAGTGTTGGAAACAAAGAGGTGACGGCCATCCGTGTAGGCGAACGGGTGGTGGCGGCGGTCTATATAGGGGCCAGGCTGGTTTGGCAAGCCATCCGGAGCTGTTTCGGCGCGGGCTTTTGGCGCGGTGACAAACCCTGGAGCCGGACGGATGGCTGGAAACGATGAAATAACTTTTAAAGAATAACGATATGGCGAAAAAAGTGTATGACGAGGACGGTCTGGATATGCAGAAGACCGATTGGTCCGGTGACGAATCCACGGGTAATCTTCCGGTGAGCGGCCGGTTGGTGGAGAACTATATCAAAAGTATTGATGACAAGGCCACCCCTACGGAGGAGCTGGCCGCCGGTGAAACGAAAGCCCCCACGAGTGGCGCGGTGTTCGCCTCGCTGGTGGGCACCGTGACGAATATCGACGTGACGGACAGCGAGGACGGCACTCAGTATGTGATGACAGTCACGCAGAAGGATGGCGAAGGCGGGGAAAGCGACAGGGAGGTGCGCTTTTCCAAGTATAGCGACGATGACAAGGTGGTGGTGAATATAGACCTGACCGATGCTTCGGGGTCCTCCCTGCCCGCTTCCCAGTATTTGTCGTTGGGTACCGGTTTCGTGGTGAGATATGCCGTTGGCGTGGGCACGGCCGGTGGCGGCGAGGTGAGTGGCTACAGCGACCTGAAGGCCAAGGTGGTCGTAAAACGTGGCTCCACGGTCCTCTCGGAATTCCAGGATGCGGAGTTTGTCGGCGTTACGGCCGGTCAGAGCTATACTTTTGACGCGTCGCCTTACCTGAAGGATGCCACGACCTACACCGTGCAGGTGGAGGCGCAGGCCGGTTATGATGGCGGTACGCTGATGAAAACCGCTACTGCCAGGGTGACGATGGTGGCTATGGAACTAAGTACCACTTATTCGGTTGGGAACGGACTGGCTGACGGGGGATACCGGAACGATGTGAACATCCCATTTACAGCTAAGGGAACGAGTGGCGAGAAGAACATCTACTACCGTATCAACGGCGGGCAGCCCTATACGCTTGGCCTGTCAGCCGGTTCCGGTATCCAGCAGAAGAACGTCACCGTTGCGCTGAGTGAAATGCGGGAGGGCATGAACGTGGTGGAAGCCTATGCGCTGCACGAGAACTCCGGCGTGGTGAGCGAGATACACTACCTGACCCTGCTGAAAGCCGGGGAAGGTGTAACGGCCTATGCCGGCATGATGTTCAACCACCGGGCAGCGGGGTTCCAGCGTGATTGGAAGCACCCCGTACTGGAGGCCGAGCAGTTCACGGCGTGGAACTTCACCTATGCCGGCTATGACCGGGATGCGTACACGGCCCGTGTGAAAGTGACGGGCCAGGGCAGTGTGGTGAAGGAAGACCTGCTGCAGCGCGGTGAGACCGGCAACTACGGGCGGACGAATGTGAACGTGGAACCGCTGGATTACCGTGTGTCGTGCGGTGATGCCGTGCTTGAGGTGAAGGTGAACACCACATCGCACCCAGACATTGAAGCCACGCTGGCACCGGATGCCGTGTGTACGTTTGATGCCTTCGGGCGAAGCAATACGGAAAACAACCCGGCAAGCTGGGTGAGCGGTGACAAGCGCATGGAGTTCCGGGACGTGCTGTGGAGCGTGAACGAATACGGCGCAGGAAGCGGCTGGCACAAGGACCGCCTGCTGCTGGCCGGCGGTGCGGGCATGACCCTGACCGCCGACGGAGGGTACCGCCCGTTCAATGAGGCGGACAAGCCCGAGGGTTTTGCCATCCGCGACGTGGGCATGACGTTGGAGATAGAATACAGCACGGCCAACGTGACTGACACCGACGCGGAGCTGATCACCTGTCTGGGCACCCTGCAAAACGGCAACCGTTACGGGCTGGTGGTGACCCCGGAGGAGGCGAAGTTCCTTACCGGCGTGGTGACGGAGGCGATGGATGCCGGTCAGGTCCTGCGCTATGAGGACTCGGTGGGTACGAAGTTTGAACCCGGTAAGAATATCCGTATCACTTACGTGTTCTACCCGGACGTGGAGACCAACGAGCAGCGGACGCTGATCGGCTTCTATGTGAACGGGGAGGAGTCGGCCGCCTCGAAGTGGCTGGACAAGGTGAACTTCGACATCCGGAGCCAGCTGGAGTTTAAATCGGAGGGGGCTGATCTGAACGTGAAGAGCGTGCGCATCTATAACAAGGCGCTGACCTCGGACGAGGTGCTTAACAACTACATCGTGGACCGCAATCATCTGGAGGATGCCGACGGGGAACCGGGCGTGCGCTCGCTGGATGAGGACAACCGCGTGCTGAACGAGGGGGACACGGTGAGCATGGAGAAGCTGATGGGACTGATGAAGAAGCGGCGGAACTCGATCCTGGTACTGATAGGCACGGGCAGCGTGGGCAGTGAGGTGCCAAGCGAGAGCGACACGCTGAACGTGATGGACGCGCTGGCCCAGCTGAACAACAAGAAGGCCAACAAGCTGTGCCGGGAAGTTAGATTCTACAACGGTGAGAACCGGGCGCTGGACTGGATAGCCCGTGACATTTATCTGCGTATCCAGGGTACCAGTTCGGTGAACTATGCCCGCAAGAACCTGCGCTTCTACTTCCAGAAGACAGCCAGCGGTTACACGGCACGGATGAGCTACGGCGAGATAGACGGTAACGGGCAGCAGAGCAACCCGACAGCTACGGAGGGTAAGAAGAACCTGTTCCGACTGCGGGACAACTCGGTGGGGGCAAAACTCGCCTGTGCGAAGTGTGACTTTTCGGACTCCTCCATGACCACCAACACCGGTGGCGCGAAGTTCATCCATGACGGCATGAAGGAAATGGGTATCCTGACCCCTGCCCAGCAGTATGCCGCCGACCATGCGGATACGTGCAAGGAAGACATACGCTCGGCCATTGACGGCTTGCCCTGTGACCTGTTTGTGGCAAAGAGTGTGGATGAGGATCTGACCTACTACGGCCAGTACAACATGAACAACGAGAAGAGCGACAGCTACCCGATATTCGGCCAGGACAAGACCATCGGCGAAGAACAGTGGGGGACCGGTGATACGCTGAACTACCTGCAGGCGAACGGCGACCGGCCGAAGGAATACCTGCCCATCTGCATCGAGACGTTGAACAACTCGAACGACCTGTGCCTGTTCCGCTGGCTGCCGTCCACGGAGCCCGACCATACGGACTTCATGGATTTCAACTTTGACGGCGGTTTCGAGTTCAACCATCCGAAAGACGTGTTCTGGAACGATGGCGGAGGCGATGCCGAAGAAGAACCGAACATCAAGGAACACCTGGGCACCGGTGACAAGTACGACAAGATGTACAAGGCGCTTGACCGCATGATGAGTTTCCTCTATAAATGCGTGAGGGAAACGCCTGCCGGCAAGAATCTGGCCTATAACAAGGAGACGCACACCTTTGACGGGGTGGACTATGAGGATGACGGCAACAAGTTCCCGACGGCCAAATGGGCGAGCCCGACCTTCAAGGCGGAAGCCGGGAAGTATTTCAACCTTCCCAACCTGGCCGCCTACTACCTGTATGTACAGTTCAACCTGGGTGTGGACCAGCTGGCGAAAAACATGCTGGTGCGGACATGGGACGGCGTGATGTGGTGGATAACCTATTACGACGGTGACTGCCAGCTGGGTTCGGACAACAAGTCGTTCCTGACCGGGAAGTATGACGACAACCGGCAGACGAAGCGAGACGGGGCCTATGTGATGCAGGGACACAACAGCTGGCTGTGGAACCTGATACTGGGCAATATGGGCAATCTGCTGGAGGAAGTGATGACCAGGGGTGTGAACGGCGGTACCAGCTTCATGAGTGCCTTCAGCATCCAGAAGGCCGTTGACCATTTCGACACCGAGCAGATGAAGAAGTGGTGCAGCCGGCTGTACAACAAATCAGGCATCTTCAAGTATGTGTATCCGTTCCTGAACGAGATGCCGGTGGGGGCTGACGGTGCCAAACAGACGTATCCGCAGATCTACGGTCTGAAGGGTTCGTTGAAAGCTCACCGTAACTATTTCATCCAGCGCAGGTATGACCTGAAGCAGGTGGAGTACGGTTATGTCTCTACGCTGGGCGCCCAGTTCTACCAGAGTACGGCATCGCTGGACAAGGCATACAAACTGAAGCCGATGCAGTACCGGCTGACCATCCCGTACCGTGTGCAGCTTTCCACCAGCAACGGCGTTCAGGCCGACAGCGGCGTGGTGGATGCGGACGTGCTCCACTCCCTGCAGCTGGCCCGTGCCTTCGGTGAGAACGACCCGCTGAAGATTATCGGCGCGGCCAAAATCAAGGAGCTGGTGTGGCATGAGGACGCGTTCGCCATCGGATTCAATTTCGGCTTGCTTACCTCATTGGTTAAACTTGACATGAGCGTGGAGAAAGCCAGCGGTTATCGTAACGGTTCATTCATGGCCTCTACGAACGGTATGCTTCTTCTGGAAGAGCTTAATATGCGCAACAACCTGCTGGCACGGAATGGCGATAACGGCAACGTGACGACCTTGGACTTGAGCTGGCAGGGACGGTTGAAGAAGCTGGACGTGAGAGGCACGGGGCTTACCCGCGTGAAACTTGCCACCGGTGCGCCTGTTGTGCAGTTATGCTTGCCGGAAACGATAGAGGAACTGTTTCTGGAATATCTTCCCAGGTTGGCAGAGAGCGGATTGGTACTGGATGGCATCGGTAACGTGCGAGGCTACCGGTTCATGGGTTGTCCGGGCATTGACGGGTTTGCCATGCTGGAACGTCTTCATCAGGCCAAGTTGAACGGTAGCGGTAAACTGGAGCGTTTTGTCCTTGACATCGATATGGAGGATGACGGCAGGCTTCTCGGAAAATACTACGATTATGGTACCTATACCTCCACCGGAGCGATAGACAACCGTCATTCCGGATTGCGTGGCAGACTCCGCCTGACAAAGTACATGGAGGACGAAGAAGCGGACAGATACAGGGAGCGGTACCCTGAACTGGAGATCGTGCAACCGGCCTACAGTATCATCGAGTCGGACGAGAGCGTACCGGACGATGCCAATATCTCCAACCCGGACAACGAGACCGGCTATAAGTATGGAAATGCTTACGTCATGAATGCCCACGTAGTGGCGATCCTCAAGAAGCGCCACCGTGTGCTTGCCAAGGTGACGAAGAAACCCACGAGCCGTAAAGTGGAGATGGCGGGCCAGGCGGTCGACATCAACAATTTGGATGGTGAGATGACCTATTGTCCTTTGGATGATACCACCAGCAATAAATATTACGACGGAAGCGCTGCCAAACTTGACAGCAGCGAGGGCGACTGGATGATGTACGAGCCGTTCTTCTGGTCGAAAGGTATCAATGACTATCTGAACGAGAAATATTACAGTTGTTACAGTTCCAACGGCCCCGACGATATGCCTCCCATCCCCGAAGTAACCGTTTTGACACTGGATGATATAAAAGAGACCAAGGACGGCTACTTGGCGGAACGCAAACTACTGAGTGGCAAGCCCACGTTGAAGGATTCTTATAGCACGGACAAGACTTATTCGGTCTGCAAGGTGGATGTGCAAGGTTACAAGCGTGTGCGTTTTCCGAGTGTTCCCGGCACGGGTCTGGTCGGTAGTCTATTTGTTGACGGCTCCGGACACGTAGTCAAAACCATCGTGGTTCCAACGATCGGCTTGAAGTTCGAGGCCGGCATGTACTTGATATCGGATGTTCCGGAGGACGCCACGGCCTTGCACTTCTCGATCTTGAACACGGCCGAGTTCGACAAGGTCGTTCTTTCCAACTCCGACAAGATCGAGGATATGGAGCCCGATTGGGTGGCCAACGAGGAACATCTTTGCGCCGTGGTGGGTAGCAGTGTGGTGGGTAGCAAGTTGCGTTCATGCGTAACGGGTAATTCCACGACGGCCAGCATGAACTGGATCGACTTTCATTATTACTCGGTTCAGCGCGGTATGCAACAGATAGACGCGTTGATGCACTCCCGTATAGCGAACTTGTTTTACGCAAGATATGGCCGTCGTGACAGCCAGGAACAGTGCGGAGGCGGTCAGCATACGAACAATCGTATCACGGGCGGTACGGCGGGCTACGGCATGCAGGATACGATCGGTTATGATGAAGCGTATAAAATAAACGACAAGATCACGAATTCCATCGTGGACGGTTCTATCCACCAGTACGCTTGGTATCGTGGGCAGGACGAGTATGGTTCTCCGACCGTGACTCAGGTAAACAATATCAGTTGTCTGGGCTATGAGGATATCTACGGGCATAAGTACGACATGATGGACGGCGTAGATTTACCCAATGACAGCGCAAACCAGGGCAAGTGGCGTATCTGGATGCCGGACGGTACGACCCGTATGGTGAAAGGCAAGACCTCGAGCGACCAGTGGATAACGGGTGTCGCCCATGGCAAGTATATGGACGTGATACCAGTGGGAACCGCAAACGGTTCGTCCAGCACGTATTATTGCGATAAATACTACATATCTACCGCATCGAGCCGTGTGGTCTATCGCGGGTGCAACCATGCGAGCGCGTATGGCGGTGTGTCGTATGCGTATGCGTATTACGATGCTTCGAGTACGAATGCGAGTATCGGCTCGCGTCTGGCCTTCCGCGGCAAACTCGTTCGGGCGGAAAGCGTGGAAGCGTATAAAGCGATTCGCGAAGTGTTGTAAGCGCAAAGCGCCAAAGCGTGGAGCGAAGCGACTAAAACGAAAGAACGGTGTTCGGATGGTTTCCGAACACCGTTCGTGTTATTATAAATACCGGCGTAAGCCGGTCGAAAATGTTTTAAGAAAATGAAATTTGATAGTGCTTTAGTATGTGTGAGAGAGTGCACAACACACCAATTTATACTATACAAATGTAGCGATTTTTGGCGAGATTACCAAATTTCTTAGTAATAATTAGAAGTGAGAAATTAAGCGGAAAAGGGCAGGGTAGGGGTGCGAAAAAAAGAACGTTTCGTTTTGGGAAAAAGAACGTTTCGTTCCCAAAGGTCGAAACATTTCGTTTTGCGGATTATATATGGCCAAGCAAATAACTCCGCCAGACAGGAAAGAAACTCCTATTCTCTACCAATGCGCGGGACGTTTAAGCCCTATGCCTTTCCGACCATACTTTGTAAGAAGAATGAACGGGATAATCCACATGCTTAAAAATACGAACATGACAGTGCCGTAACTTCTGTCCACATAAGATTGTAGCACGATTATAAAACGGGGTATTCCGAATAACAATATGAGAAATACGCCTAATTTCCAATTAAATTGAAAATGATTGCCCCAGAGTTTCTTTAGATACCGGTCCATAGCAGTAGAATTTATAGATTACACTTCTTTTGAAAGAATGCTCGTAAAATTACAAAATAAATCGAAAGGACAATCTGCTTTTACATTTTACATGCCCACCTTTTCTTTTATCCGTAATATTGGTTATATATTCCGTAATTTATATACCTGCATACTGGATAATACTCCGTAATTTTGTATCATTGCAATATGCTTCCCGAACCGAAGCGTTTGCTACGGAAAAGTAATCTATGTTTGAACTAAATAATATATCGTATGAAAAGACTTACATTCTTTATGGTAGCGATTATGGCGTTATGTTTGACGGCAATCGCACAGAAACAAAGTTCTAAGACATTGGTTGCCTATTTCTCGGCAACGGGAACAACAGAAAAAGCAGCCAAGGTAGTTGCTGAAGTCACAGGTGGCACTCTCTACGAAATACAGCCTGCGAAGAAGTACACCTCTGCCGATCTGGACTGGCACGACAAGTCCTCACGCAGCAGTGTGGAGATGGCGGATGCCAAATCACGT